CTGATTTCTTAACCCAGCCCGCACAAGCAGCGCTTCGTAATCTAATTGAAGAATACTCAATTACGACTCGATTTATACTCACTTGTAATTATATTGAGCGTTTAATTGAACCACTACAATCACGTTGTGAAACCCATCTATTAACACCTCCCTCTAAAGGTAATGTTGCAAAACACGTTTGTACTAGTATTTTAGATGTTGAAGGAGTTCAATATGAAATAGCAGATGTAGCAACGATAATTAAAGAATATTATCCTGATGTTCGTTCTATTATTAAAGTATTACAACAGAATGTTAGAGATGGTAAATTATCTGTAGCAGCTTTAGATACTAATTGGACTAAACAACTAATTCAAATACTGAATAAACGCGATAAGAATGCTTGGTATCAAGTTCGCCAACTTGTAGCTGATAGCCAAGTAGACGACTTTCAAACCGCTTATCGATATATGTTTGAGCATCTAAATGAATTCAGTTACGGACACGATGCTGAACTATCAGTTATATTAGATGATTTCATTTGGAGAAGTGGGGTTGTGCCAGATAAAGAAATTAACTTCGCAGCCGCAATAGCAAAAATATTAGAAACAACTAAAAAACAAGTAATATAATGGAACAGCAATTAAACATCAGTTTAGATAAAACTACAGGAGTAGTATGCGAAGAATGTGATAATCAAGTATTTCGAGAAGGAGTAATGCTTAGAAAAGCATCTCGATTTCTAACAGGCACAGCACAAGATGCTCTAGTTCCTATCCAGGTATTCTCTTGCGCTAAGTGTGGTCATGTAAATGAAGAATTCCTCCCATTACAATTAAGATTAAATAAAGAAGAAGATAATGTTTTTTAAAAAATACAAAATGCAAATAGAACAACTTCAACAAGAAAATGAGCAGTTAAGAGCCCAAATAGCAGGTCTTGCTTTTAATCTTAAAACAGCAGATGATAAAATTAAGCAATACGAGATGCAGATAGATAGTCTTTATAAACAAAACATGGGATTGTCTAGTGAAATAAAACACCTTAATATACTTGCTATGACATCTAATTCTAACAGAAACGATTCAAGAAATTACTAATGAATATATTTGATCATATTAAGAATATCACAACCAATAAAGAACCCTACTTAGGTGATGAAGGTTGGAATAATTGGATGATCAATCGTTATCTAAGTATGGATCCTGATTATTGTGAAGTAGTAAATATAGTACAAAAGAACACTTGGCAGATGAAAGGTGAGTATCTTTATAATCTGTATAAAGACCTTATTCCTCAACAATATAAGTATCTTAAGTATATTAAAGCTAAAAATAAAAAGGAACATAAAGCCGATCAAATAGAAGCCGTTGCCACCTATTATGAAATAAGTAAAAGCGAAGCTAAAGAATATATTGATATGCTTCCTAAGGAAGAAATTGAAAACATAATACTACAAATCAATGGGTAAGTATATTAATGGAGAAACCGACTATAGAAATTATTTAATTGAAATGGAAAAACAGCAAGAAGATACACCTAAACTAGACTCAATTGTCACCTCAGTTATAGATCAATTTAAAGAACGTGCTACTAAAGGTAAAGAAAAATATGGTGTTGATTTAGATCGTACTGATTTATCTTTACTAGAATGGATTGAACACGCTAAACAAGAACATATGGATGCCATCCTGTATTTAGAAAAAATAAAAAACGAACTTGATGGCCAAGAAAAAGTATTCTGAGATTGAACTTAAAATAAAAAATTATATTGCTCCTGAAATAAATCACGCTTTTCAAAAAAGCGTTTCTTATTCTCAGTATTCGCTCTGGGCGTCCTGTCCCTATAAATGGTATCTTACTTATGTAGAGAACAAACAACCATACCAAGCAAGCATACACACTGTATTTGGAACTGCATTTCATGAAACATTACAATCATACATTACAACAATGTATAATGAAAGTGGAGCTGCAGCTGATAAAATGGACCTTGAATCATTATTTCAAGAACGATTTAGAGAAATATATGCTAAAGAATATAAAGCAGCAGGTACTCACTTCACTGATGCAACTCAAATGAGTGAATTCTTTGATGACGGGATAGCAATATTAAGATGGCTTAAAACAAGGCGAAATAAAATATTTACTATTCGTAAAATGAAATTATTAGGTATAGAATTACCTCTACTCCTAAAATTATCAAACAACATATACTACAAAGCATTCATTGACTTTGCATTATACGATGAAGATTTAAATAAAGTTTACATATATGACATCAAAACGTCGACTCGTGGATGGAGTGACAACGAAAAAAGAGACGATCAAAAAACTGCTCAAGTCCTACTATACAAAGAATACTTTGCAAGACAGTTCGGATGGGACGTTGATCAAATCGAAGTCGAATTTTTCATCGTTAAGCGTAAAATCTATGAACAAGCTGAATACCCTATTCCCAGGCTTCAGTCCTTTAGACCCGCTAGTGGAAAAAACAAACGAAAACAAGCAATAGATAATTTTGAAGCATTTATAAAAGATTGCTTTGATGAAGTTGGAAAACCACAAATAAAGTCTTACCTTAAAAATGCAGGTGAAAAATCATGTAAGTGGTGTCCCTATAAAGATAATCAAGAACTTTGCGATAAGGTTGCGTCCTCCGTATAGTCGTATATATTTATATCAAATATATTATTATGGGAAACAAAATGCAATTAACAAGTGTAAAAGTTCCTGAAGATTTATTTGAGCAATTCAAAATTGCTTGTGTTAAGTATAAGTTTAGCGTACAAAAATTAACAGAACGCTCTATGTTCTTATACTTAACAAATGAAGACTTTAGAAAAACAATTCACATCCAATTAGACACAGAATTTACTGGAAGTATTTAAAAACAGTTTTATGAAAGAAGGTTATATTCCTAAGGAACAACGTAAGAAAATTTTACTACTTTGCGACGACATCAGAATGACAAGTGGTATTTCTACAATGGCGAGAGAAATCGTTATTGGTACTGCTCATCACTATAATTGGGTAAATGTAGGAGGAGCTATTAATCACCCTGATAAAGGTAAACGATTTGATCTTAGTGAAGATACAGGAAACAATGCTGGTATAAAAGATGCTAGTGTTACCTTATACCCTATAGATGGGTATGGTTCTCCTGAATTAATTAGACAGTTACTTCAAATCGAAAAACCAGATACTATTATGATTTTTACTGACCCTAGATATTGGGTTTGGTTATTTCAAATGGAACATGAGATTAGAAAAAAGATGCCTCTTATTTATCTTAATATATGGGATGATTTGCCTTATCCAATGTATAATAAGTCATTCTATGAATCATGTGATACATTGTTTGCTATTAGTAAACAAACAGAAAATATTAATAGATGTGTTTTAGGAGCAGAAATATCAGCTGAAAAAATTATTAAATATATTCCTCATGGAATAAATGAAAATATATTTTTCCCAATTGATTCATCTCATCCTGAATACCTTGCATTACAAGATTTTAAGAAGCAAGTATATGGTAATAAAGAGTATGATTTTAATCTCCTATATAATGCAAGAAATATTCGCCGTAAGTCAGTACCGGATTTAATGTTAGCTTGGAAAATATTCATTGATACCTTACCCGAAGATAAAGCTAAAAAATGCGCTTTAACCCTTCACACCCAACCAGTAGACGAGAATGGGACTGATCTATTTGCAGTACAACAAATGTTATTTGGAAATAATTCAAAATATAACATCGTATTCTCAACAGGAAGATACCCAGCAAATGTAATGAATTTACTTTATAATTCAGCTGATGGTGTTGCTCTAGTTTCATCTAATGAAGGTTGGGGATTATCACTTACAGAAGCAATGATGTGTGGTAAACCAATTATTGCTACCGTAACAGGTGGAATGCAAGACCAAATGCGTTTTGAAGACGAAAATGGTGATTGGATTAAGTTTACAGAAGAATTCGGTTCAAACCATAGGGGTAAATATAAAAAGCATGGTAAGTGGGCTCACCCTGTATTTCCAAGTAATATCAGCTTGATTGGTTCTGTTCCTACACCTTATATATTTGATGATAGAGCTGATCCACATGGTATAGCTAATCAAATAGAAGCTATGTATGATGTAAAAATAAATTTTCCTGAAACCTACCAGGAAGAATGCAAAGCCGCTCGTAAATGGGTAACATCAGACGAATCAATGCAATCAGCAAAAAACATGTGTAAAAATGTAATTGATGGTATTGATGAAACATTTAATAAATGGGAACCGAGGTATGCTTTTGAATTAATTAAAGTAGAACCACTAGAACAACCAAAACATTTTGTAAAACAAGTTATAGCACAATAATATGAAACCACTACTAGTTATAAGCTGTCCAATTGATACCTTTTCCGGTTATGGAGCTAGATCAAGAGATATTGCTTTAGCAATTATTAAATCAGAAAAATATGATGTAAAAATATTACCACAGCGCTGGGGAGCTACCCCATTTGGGTTCCTTCAACAAGATAATTCTGATCATAAACTAATGCTTGATTGTATCTGGGGACAACCTCAACTCCCTAAACAACCCGATTGTTGGATTCAAATTACAGTCCCAAATGAATTCCAGCCTGTAGGTAAATTCAATATTGGAATGACAGCCGGTATTGAAACAACAATATGTGCTCCCCAGTGGATTGAAGGGATGAATAGAATGAATCTAAATCTAGTCTCTTCAGAACATGCTAAAAAAGTATTTGAAACTAGTGCTTTTGAAGAGAAAAATGAGCAAGGACAAATTCTTCGCTCTATTAAACTAGAAAAACCAATAGAAGTATTATTTGAAGGAGTAAATACAGACATCTATAAAAAGTTAGAATCAGCAGATACATTAAATGAATTAGATATTATTAAAGAAGATTTTAATTATCTATTTGTAGGTCACTGGTTGCAAGGAGAAATAGGACAAGATAGAAAAGATGTAGGTATGCTAATTAAAACATTCCTAGAAACATTTAAAAATAAAAAACAACGTCCTGGTCTTATCCTTAAAACATCTGCTGGGAATTACTCTATAATGGATAGAGACAGTATGTTAGAGAAAATTAGGCAGATTG